ATGTTGAGCGATTTGAAAATTCGAAAGTTGAAGCCCGAAGCCGAGGCATTCAGGGTCTTCGACGGCGAAGGGCTATATCTGGAAGTCACCCCGAGCGGGACGCGATCTTGGCGGATGGATTACAGATTCGGCGCGCGACGCAGCAGCATGGCCTTGGGGCGATACCCCGCCATGTCGCTGCGGGAAGCACGCGAGGCGCGTGATGCGGTGAAGGACGATATTGCGGCGGGCCGCGATCCGCGCCAGCGCAAAGCCCCTGCCCCGGCGCCCGAGGCCGTAGTGACGTTCCGTAGCGTTGCGGAACGCTGGATTGAGAACAATGAAACTGCTTGGGTGCCGGAATACACCAAGCGGATCGTTGCCCGCCTTACCGGAGATGTATTCCCAGCAATCGGGCACATTGCAATCGACGGTGTTACGGCGAAGCAAATCATCGCCGTGGCCCGCAGCGTCGAGGACCGGGGTGCCATAGATATGGCTCGCCGCGTGGTGCAGATGATTTCAGGCGTCTTTGTCTTTGCCGCGTCGGAAGAACTGGTGCAGGTCAACCCCGCTTCAATCGTAACGCCAGCCCTCGCCAAGCGGCCCGGCAAAGGGCGCCGCAATTCCTTGGCGGCGCCTGAACTTCGGACGATTTACGCGCATGTTCTTGCGCGGGAAACGGTAAACATCTCACTCAAATGCGCCCTGCGTTTTACGACGCTGACCTTCGTTCGCACCGCAGAAACGCGCTTTGCTACTTGGGACGAGTTTGACGCGCTGGACGGGGATGAACCGCTGTGGCGCATTCCGGCTGAGCGGATGAAGATGCGCCGGGAACACCTTGTCCCACTGTCCCGGCAGGCCGTGGCCGTGCTGAATGAAATGCGATCCATTTCGGGGCGCGGCCCTTACGTCTTTCCGTTGCACGAGATGGACCTTGGCAGGCCACTGGCAAAAAATGCAATGCTGGGCGAACTATACGCCATGGGGCTGTTAGGCAAAGCCACGGTCCACGGCTTCCGGCATACCGCCTCGACATGGCTCAACGAAGCCGAGTTCAACCGCGACTGGATCGAGATGCAACTGGCCCATGTCGATGGTGGGGTTCGTGGGGTCTACAACTCGGCGCAATATCTGCGGCAGCGGCGCGGCATGATGCAGGTCTGGGCCGACTTTCTGGACCAGCGGGAATCACCGGCCGAGGAAGCCGTGGCCCCGCCTGACAAGATCGAGATGTTCCGCGACTTGTTAGGATAAGAGGCCCGGCGCAGGTTCGGACAAGCGCCGGGCGAGTTTGCGAAGCAGGCGCCCCTTTCGGGACAAGGTGGAAGCATCGCTGCCCCCATGGAGACGCAGGTTTGCCGGGTTGCCCCGGAAACGCGGCAGATAGGCCCATCTCGCTGCACAAGTGGTCAACTATTTATTGAACAGGCAACCTTGACACACATTTGCTCCACTTTGTATTGAATAGATACCAAATGATGCAGCTTGCGACAGGGTGAGACACATGGCCGAACCGAGCTACCGATTCATGCGCATCAAGGAGATTGAGGCGCTGACCTCGCTCAGCCGGGCCACGATTTACCGCATGATTTCCAGCGGCTCCTTCCCGGCACAGATCAAGATCGGGCACAACTCCGTCTGGCGTGACGACCTGGTGCAGCGATGGATGGATGAGGCCCAGGCATGACGAACACTTTCGCTGATCTGCTGGGCGCAGAGCCGGAGGACGACTTCGACCCCGGCACGGAATACGCGCCGCCCGCGCCAAGCGGTAAGGACTTCCGCACGCTCAAGCCCAGCCATGTCCACGAACTCGACCGTGGCGTGACGATCAACTGGCTGGCTCAAGCCTTCCTCAAGCCCCGGAAGGATGTGGAAAAGCTGCTGGCGCGCTGCCCCATTCTGCGGATGGGGCCGAACAGTTCGAAGATTTACGACTTCCGGGTTGCGGCCGCATTCATGGTGCCGCCGCGTGTCAGCGTCAAAGACTACATCAAGAACCTCGAACCGAAGGACTTGCCGGAACGCCTGCGATCCGAGTTTTGGAGTGCGCGGCTAAAAGAGCAAAAGGCCCGCCTCATTGCGCGCGAATTGTGGCGATCAGAAGATGTTCAAGCCGCGTTCGGTGACGTGCTGAAACTGATCAAGGATACCGTGCTTCTGTGGACCGACACCGTGGAAGAAAGTTCGGGCATCACCGACGAACAGCGCGCCATCCTTGACGAATTGTCCCGTGACCTCTTGGCCCGTGTCGGGGACTCAATCGACAGCTATTGCACCGGATCGGCACAATTTCCGAGCCAAGAATCCGAATTGGAAGATGGGGGTGAACAATGAGATTGCGCCATACAATTCAATCGCTGATCCGCAGCACGATCACGGCGGTAAGGCCCGCTGAAAAACTTACCGTTTCTGAATGGGCGGAAAAGTATCGCTACCTGAACAACACAGGTTCGTATGTCGGTCTTTGGGACCACGACAAAACGCCTTACATGCGCGAACCCATGGACGAACTGACCTCGCTCGATTTCACCGCGATGATTTTCGCCGGGCCAGCGAGAACCGGCAAATCGGACATTGCGTTCAACTGGCTGGGATATAGCGCGGCCTGTGACCCGTCAGACATGTTGTATTACGCAATGACGCAAAGCGTCGCAAGCGAGTGGTCACAGCGCGATCTTATGAAGGTGATCCGCGCCAAGAAACCCGGCGAAAAGCAGAGCATATTCCAAGCCATGCTGCGCCCCGGCAAGAACAACATCTTCGATAAGTGGTTCAAGTCCGGTATGCAACTCATGGTCCGCTGGCCTTCGATCACCGAATTGTCTGGCAAGACCGTGCCCCATGTCTGGTTGGCGGATTACGACCGCATGGAACAGGACGTGGAAAAGCAGGGCAATCCCTTCGATCTGGCCCGAAAGCGCACCACGACATACAAGCGGTTCGGCATGACCGTGGCCGAGGCGTCGCCCGGCTTCGAGGTCGTGGATCAGAACTGGATCGCGGCAACGCCGCATGAAGCGCCGCCGACGAAAGGCATTCTTGAACTCTATAATCGCGGCGACCGGCGCCGCTGGTATTGGCGTTGCCCGGCCTGCGACACGGCCTTCGAACCGACCTTTGCATTGCTCAGCTATCCCGGCAGCGGTGACATAATCGACCGGGCCAATGGCGCCGTCATGGTCGCGCCGTGCTGCGGTGGCATCATTACGCCGGATCAGAAATATGATCTGAACCGGAACGGGCGCTGGCTGAAGGAAGGCCAGAAGTGGAACCCGGATGGCTCTATCAGCGGCACGGCACGCAAGTCCGACATTGCTTCGTTCTGGCTCAACGGCGCGGCCGCAGGGTTCCAGTCCTGGGCCGGTCTGGTCACGTCCTACCTTCAGGCCATGGAAGCGTGGGATAATTCCGGCGATACCGGCGCACTGAAGAAGTGCCTTAACACCGACTTGGGGCAACCCTACGAGCCGCCGAAGAACAAACACGCAAGGCTTCCCGAGGAACTTCGCACCAGGGTGGAGGATTGGGGCGGCGGCCACCGTTACGAAGACCGGGAACCCATGGTGCCGCCGTGGGTGCGCTTCCTCATCGCAACAATCGACGTGCAGGCCGATGCTTTCGTGGTGCGGATCACAGGCTTCGGCCCCGGCAACGACATGACGCTGATCGACACGTTCAAAATCCGCAAATCGAACCGTCTCGATCCGCACGATTTGCGCGGCACGCAATACGCGAAGCTGGACCCGGCGTCATACCCCGAGGATTGGGACTTGATCGTGGAGCAGGTGATCGAATCGTCTTACCCTCTGGCCGATGGCTCGGGGCGCCGCATGGCAATCAAGGCCACGGGATGCGACTCCGGCGGCAAGGACGGCGTGACGACGAACGCCTATACCTTCTGGCGCAAGCTGCGCGACGACTCGGAAGGCCGTGGTTATCACCGCCGTTTCCATCTCGTCAAAGGCACGACGACCCGCGACGCGCCGCGCCGCAAGACCAGCTACCCGGACTCGAACCGCCGGGATCGCAACGCTGGTGCCCGTGGCGATGTGCCGGTGCAACTGTTCAATTCGAACCTGCTGAAAGACCAGTTGAACGCCCTGCTGGGCCGGGCTGAACCCGGTGGCGGCATGATGCGCTTTCCGGCTTGGACCCCGATCTGGGTTTTCAAGCAACTCACCGCCGAGGATCGCGGGCCGAAGGGCTGGGTGAACCCGTCCAACCGTCGCAACGAGGATTGGGACTTGTCGTATTACGCCTTGGGCCTGTGTCTTCACCCCGACATTAACCTTGAGCGGATCACCTGGAACGACGGTGAACCGGCATGGGCGAAGCCGTGGGATGAGAACATCTTCGTGTTCGCCCCCGAGGAACCCGGCCCGATCAGGGTTGACGGTGGGCCGCCCATCAATCTGCGGCGCATCGCTGACGGCTTCCTCTAAATTCAACATTTAGTTGACCAATTCTGTATAATCAACTATTTGTTGCGCAGTCAACAGAACTCGGGCTATATCGGGGCATTGCTCTGATCATGGACCGGGCCAATGGCTGTCACGATGCAAATGCTAACCGAGGCGCGCGAGGCGTATCACCGCCTCGTGACGGGTGACGCCGTGGCTGAGTTCAGGGATCAGAATGGCGAACTGGTTCGCTACGCCCAAGCCAACGCCAACAAGCTGGCGGCCTATATCAAATCCTTGGAAGACGCGCTCGGCCTCACCCCCGTCGCGGCCCGTGCCCCGATGAGGGTTTGGTTCTGATGGGCTGGCGCCTCGATCCCGAAAGTCTCGAATTGCTAGGCGGTGGCCTCTCCCCTGCCGCCGAGTCCGTGGGCGAGTTCCACGGACCCGCGCCTGAAGGTTTCAGGGTGCCAGACGGCGCGGGCAACGAACTCGCCATCGCGGGCGATTCATTTAGCGGCGCGTCGCGCTTTTCCCGCGAACTGGCGAACTACGTCCCGGCGATGCGCTCTGCGGATCAGGACATTGCCCCGGCGAAGCGCATGGCCGACGTGCGGTCCCGCGATCTGGGCCGCAACGATGCGTTCCTGCAAGGCGGTATCGACTCCCGCAAAGACAATATCGTGGGCAGCTATTTCATGCTGAACGCGAAGCCAAACTCTGCGCGGCTTTTCGGGAAAGAAGACACGACCTGGGAAGATGAGTTCCAAGAGGAAGTCGAAGAACTGTTCGCGGCCGATGCCGAGTCCTTCGAAGCCTATATGGACGCCTCGGGCCGGAATACCCTGACCGCCATGGTTCGCCTGGCCGTGGAGCAGCATACGATTCACGGTGAAATCCTCGCCGCCGTGGAGTGGTTGCCTGAACCGGGGCGCCCGTTTGCCACGGCGATCCAGATGATCGACAGCGACCGGCTCAGCACGCCACCGAACATGCTGGGGGACGCCAGCGTTTCCCTCGGTGTGAAGCTGAACGAACGCGGCGCGCCCATCGGCTATTTCATCCGCAAGGCCCACCCCAGCGAGTTCCGCAAGCCGGAAGCGCAGAAATTCACCTATGTCGAGGCGCGCCACAAGCATGGGCGCCGGAAGATGCTGCACATTTTCGAACAGCGTCGCGCCGCCCAAAGCCGTGGCCTCGGGGCAATGGTTGCCGCGATCCCCGAAATGAAAATGTCGAAGCAGTTCCGCCAGATCGTGCTTCAGAACGCCATTTTCAACTCGACGTTCGCCGCGACGATTGAAAGCGACACGCTGGACCCCAGCACCGTGTTTCAGATGCTTGGCGGTAGCGACGCCACGCCGGAAGCCGTGCAACGCCTGCTGACGGGCTACATGGCCGGTCACTATCAGACCATGGGCGAACTCATGGGCGGGTCGAAGAACCTGAACATCGACGGGGTTCGCATTCCGCATCTGCCGCCCGGCACGAAACTGAACCTGAACGGCGCAGGCAAAGGCGGCCCGCTTGGCACGAGTTTCGAAATCGCGCTGAACCGCGTTATGGCCGCAGCCTTGGGCTTGTCCTACGAGCAATTCAGCCGGGATTACAGCAATACCAACTATTCGTCGGCCCGCGCCGCGATGAGCGAAACCTACAAGGGGATGCTCTCGATCAAGCGCGCCGTCGCAGACCGCTTCGCCAGCGAAATCTATCGTCTCTGGATGGAAGAAATGCTGAATGACGGCGCAATCACGTCGATCCGGCGCCGGATGCCAAGCTGGTATGAGGGCCGGAACAAGGAGTGGTATTCCGCCTGCGATTGGGTCGGGGCTTCACGCGGCCAGATTGACGAACTCAAGGAAACTCAGGCCGCAATCCTGCGGCTGAACAACGGCATTTCCACGCTGGAAATCGAGAACGCCCGCCTGGGCCAAGACTGGCGCAAACAGCTTCGCCAGTTGAAGCGGGAACAGGAATGGAAAGACGCCTACCAGGTGCTTCAGGGCGAAAAGAACCAAGACACGTTGAACGCGCTGAGCGGCAACAAGAACGAGAAGGAGGTGGGCGATGAGTAACCCGTTTCTCGCACGCTTCGACTGCGAACCCGCATTGGTGAACCCGGAGGCCCAGGGCCGGTTTTCGGCGCTGCTGAACGGCATCGCCTCGCATGAACTCGCCCCCGTGGTCATGTCCACCGAGTTTGCATCCAACGGCGATTTCTGGACCGAACTTGGTGAATACCGCACCAAGTTGATCCGGCCCTACGCCGTGAAAAACGGCGTGCTGCATATCCCCGTGAAGGGCGTGCTGCTGAAGGATTTCCCCTATCAGTTCTTCGGCTATGCCACGGGCTACGAATACATCCGGGCCGCGTTCGACCGAGGCATGGCCGACCCCGAGGTCAAGGGCATTGCCTTGGTGTTTGACACGCCGGGCGGCATGGTCGCGGGCAATTTCGACCTGGTGGATCACATCTATGGTGCCCGAGGCGAAAAGCCCATCGCGGGCTTCGCCATGGAACACTCCTATTCTGCGGGCTACAGCCTGCTTTCCGCCGCCGATCCGGGCCGGGTCTATGTCGCGCGCACCGGGGGCGTTGGCTCCATTGGCGTGGTTACATCCCATGTCGATGCGTCTGCCGCCATGGAGAAGTGGGGTTACAAGATCACCCTGATTTACGCGGGGAAACACAAGGTCGATGGCAACCCCTACGAGGCGCTGCCCGATGATGTGAAGGCCCGCATCCAAGCGCGCGTCGATGACCTCTATTCCATTTTCGTTGCCACCGTGGCGCGAAATCGCAGCCTCAAGGAGAAGGCGGTTCGGGACACCGACGCCCTGACCTTCAGTGCTGCCGAAGCTGTGTCGAATGGGCTGGCCGATCAGATCGGCACGCTTGACGACGCCATTGCCGCTTTCGCGGCTGACCTGTCCAAAACGGAGGACGACCAAATGACCACGAAGGACACGGCGGCAGTCGATCAAGCCGCCATCGAAACCGCGCGCACCGAGGGCCACGCCGCAGGCAAGACCGAGGGCCACGCCGCCGGTATGGCCGAGGGCGCTAAGGCGGAACGCACTCGCATCACCACCATCCTCGGCAGCGATGAAGGCAAGGCCCGGCCCGCCATGGCGCTGAAGATGGCGACGAACGAGAAGTTCGCCGCGCTGGACGCCGACACCATTGCCGAGATGCTGGCCGAGATGCCGAAGGAACAGGGCGCCTCATCCGCCTCCGACGACAAGACGCCCAAGGGCAAAGAAGGCGCGGCGAATGACTTCCGGGGCGCCATGAACTCGGCGGAACACCCGAATGTCGGCGCCGACGGCGGCCGCGAGACGCCGAAGGCCCAGCAGCGCGCTCAGCGCGCCCTGTCGATGATCGGCCACGGCCCCAAAGCCAACTAAGGCCCCCACACCAGCAAAGGAAAGGCGCAGAACATGCCCATCACCGCCCCCCATCTCGCCCATCAAGCCGGTGTGCCCGGCCAGTGGAGCGACACCATCAGCCCGACGCCGGAAGGTCTGATTGCCGGGGATACGCCCCACGTCGTGACCGTGGACCGGCAGTTCGCGGCCAGCCAGACCATCGCAGCCTACACCCCGGTGGGTGAAGATGCCTCGGGCAATCTGGTTCCCGCCCTGACCGGCTCCGTCGATCCGGCGGATGACATTCAGGCCATCGGCATCACCTTGGCCCCGATCACCGTTGGCGCTACGCCGCTTCTGGGCGGGCCGGTCCTCATCGCGGCGTCCGTCGCGCTGGACATGCTCAACTGGCCCGCGTCGTTCGACACGGATGCCAAGAAGCTGGCCGCGTTCAACGGCGCCCCGACCCCCACCAACATCGTGGTCCGCGTGCGGTATCGCGGCGCAACCGTCGCTAACCCGTAAGCGTATCGACCCAGCGCAAGGAACTCCCCAATGTCGATTGAACTCTGGACCCCCAACGACCTTTACGAACTCCGGCGCGATGACCGCATGGACGACGTGCCGTCGCACTTCCTCGACACCTATTTCACCGCCGGGCCGTATGCCGAGGACGGCGAAATCCGCTTCGGTGATCTGGAAGAAGCTGACCGCTTCTTGGCGCCGTTCGTGCTGCCCTATGAACAGGGCCGCCCGATCAGCTACAGCGAAGCGGAAAGCGTCGAAGCGTTCCGCCTGCCCTACATCAAGCCGAAAGGCGTGGTGCGGCCCGAGGACGCGCGCAACCTGAAGCCGTCCGAAATCTTCCGCAACGGTGGCGAACCGCCCTCGCTGCAAGAACGCTTTGACGCGCGTGTCGCTGAACTGGACCGTCGGTTCCGCCGCATGATCCACATGCGGAAAGCCTGGATGGCGGCACGGGCCTTCATCGACGCCTCGGTGCAGATCGACTACGAGCGGGATCAGGGCGCGGCCAACCCCAGCGTCCTGCTGAACTTCGGCCGTGCCGCGAACCAGAACCTCACGCTGCTGGCCGACTTCTGGGATGACCCGGCGACGCCGATCCTGGATGACCTGGAAGAATGGCTGAACATCATGTATCTGGCGGATGGCGGCGGTTCGGGTTCTGACCTGATCGTCGGCGCCAAGGTCGCGCCGCTGTTCCGCAAGAACAACCAGGTGAAGGACATGCTCGACACCCGCTATCGCGGCGGTGAAGATGTGTCGATCAACCGTGGCATCCAGCGCATCCACCAGCCGATGCAATACATCGGCCAACTGGACTCGGGCCTGAAGGTCTGGACCTACAAGGACACGGTGGACATTCCGACCGTCGGCGGCGGCAAGGCCCGCGTGGACCTGTTCAACGAGAAGGACATCCTCCTTGTCGCGCCGGGTTCGCAGGGCATCGTTGCGACCGGGCCGATCTATGACACCAAGGCAAACGAGGCCGGGATGGTGGCCGAGGAAGTCTTCGTCAAGATGTGGGAAACCGAAGACCCCGGTGAACGGCACCTGATGGCGCAGGCCAGCTTCCTGCCGATCAACACCAAGCCGAACCGGCAGTTCAAGGCCCGCGTGCTGGCCTGATCCACGGCCTTTCTGAACGGCGGTTCACGGGCCGCCGTTCAACAAAATGTTGCAAAAAGGGAACCTGACCATGAACCTCATCGCCCTGACGGCTGTTGCGCTCGGCCGCAAGCATTCGCCGTCCACCGTTGAACCCGGCGCGGTATTCGCAGCCCCGGACCACATCGACGTGAAGCGCGCCATCTCGCTCGGCGCGGTGCGCGAAGCGACCGACGAAGAAACCAAGATTGCCCAGCTTCGCGGCAAATACTTCGGCCGGGCCGAACCCGAGTCGGACCCGGAAGTGGCTGAACCCGCCCCGGTGCAAGCGAAAGCCGCGACCCAAGCCAAAGCGCCCGCCGCTGCCGCTCCGGTGCAAGCGAAAGCCGCGACCCAAGCCAAAGCGTCCGCCGCTGCCCCGGCGAAGGGCGACGGCGATCTGACGATCTGAGGTGAACCCAATGGCGAAGATGATTGCGATAACCACCATCCTGACGCGCGGCACCGATGGCAAAGAAGTTCAGATTGCGCCCGGCACCTACTTCGAATGCAAGCCCGCTGAAGCGCGCCAGTTCGACGCCCTGGGCGCGGCCCGCCAACCGCGCGCCGATGAACTTGCGGCGGCTGCCCCGGCGCCGAAGGTCGAAAGCGTGGCAGCGGCCCCAGCGACGAAGGTGAAAGACACCTGATGCGCTCGATCCGCCAAATTCAGCGGAAAGCCCGCCGCGACCTGCACGAGCGTGCCAAGGTCGCGGCGCTCTATTTGGCGAACCCCAACGCGGTGCCGGTGGCTCTGACGGTTCGCATCCACCAGACCATTGACCCCACCGGCATGGACACCCCCACGAAAAGCGGAAGCATGGTCGAGCGTCGCGTTCCCATCCCGCGCCTGGTGTTCCTCATCGAAGAACTTGAGGCGCTGGCCGTGGTGTTGCGCCGTGGCGGCATCGTCTCGGTGGAAGACGGTGAAGCCTATGAACTCGACAATTCCGAGCCGCGCGACGACCTGACCCAAACCTGGGCCGTGACGCCGCTGGATCAGGAATACAGCGCGGGCCTGCCGGTGCCCGCTGTCCTGTGATCCGGGGGCGCCATGGCCGAGAACTTCATTCTCGTTGTCGAAGGACTGGAAGCGATCCAGTCCATTGACGAACTTCCTGCCAAGATCGCGGAGTCGGCGCGCCGCGCGGTGAACGACGCGGCCCGGCGCGGCCGGAAACTGGCGGCCGACGAAGTTCTGCGCAGCGTGAATTTCCCGAAGGATTACGTCGCGCCCCGCAATGGCCGCCTGGAAATCAGCCGCTATGCCACCCGAAGCAATCTCGAAGCGACGATTAGCGCGAGGTCGCGCAACACCTCGTTGTCCCGTTTTGCCAAGGAAAGCTATACCGCTGGCCGCAAGAAGGCCGGGGTTCATGTCGAAGTGGCCCCCGGATCAGTGCGGCTTATGAAGGGCGCGTTTCTGATCAGGCTACGGGCCGGTAACGCCGATCTGGACGCGAAATCAAACCTTGGCCTTGCCGTAAGAACGAAGAACGGAAAGGCGCCGCCCGGCTATAAACCAACGCGGTTGGGCAATAATCTATGGTTGCTTTACGGGCCGTCGGTCGCCCAAGTCCTGCACTCCGAAAAAAACGCAGGCGGCGTTGCGACAGATATTAGCCCGCGCGTAGCCGCAATGTTGGAAGCCGAGTTCTGGCGACAAATGGAGATTTGAAATGCCCGCAATAAATCCCCCGTTCAGACTCAAAATCCTCACGGCTTTGACTGAGGTTTTGAAAACCATCACCCCGGCAAACGGCTATCAGATGGACCTGTCCACCGAAGCCGATGGAACCAAGCGCGTTGTGCGCGGCCGCCTGTTCATTGGCGACGATGATCCGGGCACATTGGTATCGCTGGTTGAACCGCCAGTGGCCCACGACAATGGGAAACGCCGCGCCCCGGACAACCACAACCGGGATTCGCAATGGGAAGTATTGATCCAAGGTTGGGCCAAGAATGATCGTGACAATGAGCCGTGCGATTGGGCCTATGTTCTCGCCGCCGATGTGCAACGTGCCTTGGCCCTCGAATTGGCAAAAACGCAGACCCGCAGGCCGGGCGCGCCGGATATTCTTGGCATGGGCGGGCGGCTCTTGGAAATGCGAATCGGTGCGCCGGTCGTCAGGCCGACCGAGGAAGTATCGAACTATGGCGTCTTTTATCTGATCCTCGACATTAAAATAGTTGAGGACATGGCAAATCCTTTCGGTTAAATTGCCAATCAACTAAATGTGGATTAGGAAATGCGTAGGCCGCTAGGCCCAGCATTGGCTTGCACCAATGTTCACCCTTTTGTTGATCACGCGGAAGGAACCGTAAAATGCCGATCACGAACAACTATACCCTCGGCCGTGGCGAGATTTACTTCGCCCGACGCGATCCCGTCACCAAGGCCCTGGGCGGCGAACGCTATCTGGGCAATACCCCCGAGTTCAACCTGACGTTCGAGTCGGAGAACTTGGAGCATTTCTCGTCCGACCGTGGCATCCGCGAAAAGGACCGCAGCGTGATCCTTCAGATCACCCGTTCGGGTTCGCTCGTGACCGACAACGTGGAACCCCAGAACGTCGCGCTGTTCTTTTTCGGTTCGACCGACGCGCTGACCGTGGCGCAGGCCACCACCACCGAGACGTTCGACGGGGTGGAGCCGGGCATGTTCTACCAGCTTGGCATGACCGCCCTGAACCCCTCGGGTGCGCGGGAAGTCATCTATCCTGGCGTCGCAGGCCCGCCCGACACCACCTTCGTTGTCGAGAAGGTGGCGCTGCCCAGCAACATCACCCTCGCCGCTGGCACGGATTACGTTCTGAATACCGCTCTGGGCCGCATCGAAATCCTGGAAGGCGGCGCACTGGCTGCGGGCGACTCCATCGAAGTGACGTTCACCGTGGCGGCATCGACCCGCACGCGGATCATCTCGGGTTCCTCGCCCATCGAAGGCGCCCTGCGTTTCGTCGCATTCAACCCCACAGGCGACAATATCGACTACTTCCTGCCGTCCGTCTCCCTGTCGCCCAATGGCGATTACGCCCTGAAGTCCGACGAATGGCAGCAAATCCCGTTCACCGTCGAGGTGCTGAAGCCGGATAGCGGTGAAGCCCTCTACGCCGACGGCCGGGCCGTCACGGCGTAACGCGGGGGAAATGACATGGCGCTGAAATACACCCTGAAGCGCGCCGAGGTCATTGACGGTGGCGACGTTGTTGCCACCGTTCGCGGCCTCTCGCTGAACGACATGACCGATCTGATGCAGATCAACGCCGAGGCAATGGACCTGCTGTTCGAGCAGTTCCGGGGCCGCGAACCGGATTCGATCAGCGAAATCGAGGTGAGCGGTATCGGGGTCAGCCTGCTGAAAAGTGCCCCGGTCATCGTTGCCCAGATCATCGCCACCGCGACCGACGCCTATTCGGAATACGAGGAAGCCGAGGGGCGCCCAACGCCGATGGATGTGATCATGGCGATGCCGACCGGCACGCAAATGGCCTGCCTCGAAAAGATCGGTGAACTCACGTTCAACGCGGGGTTCGACCCAAAAAAGCTGATCGCTCTGGCCCTCAGCGTAATGAAGGGCGCGGGCCAGGGCTGAAGCGCCCCGAGACGCTGGCCCATTGGATTTGGGACTTGCGACGTAACGTCAGCCTCTTGGTCAGCCAAGGCCATGCCGCAGCCCCGGATTACCCCGTGTCCATGGTCTACGAGGAAGCCGGGATTTGCGTCGAGCGGCTGGATCGTGACCGGGCCAGCGACGCGATACTGATGCAGGCCGCGATAACCACAGCCGTCGCGGCCTTCGGGAAAGACGGCGGGAAAGCTGCGGTCAAGCATTTCTCGTCACTCGTCAAACAGTTGAGCGGCGAAGACGACCCTGGGTCTTCGAAGATCGACATGGGCGATCTGGTTCGGAAGGAGAAGGGCCGTCATGGCGCGCAGAGACGTTGAAATCAAGATCAGGGCCAAGGATGATGCGTCGAAGCAGGCGCGGGCCATTTCTGACGCCCTGAAACAGATCGAGATTGACGCCAAGAAGGCAGCCGACGGCTTCCGGGCAATCGGTAATACGGACAAGAATATCGGCCGGATTTCGGCTGATATTCGCAAGCTGGAAACCGATGCCGCCAAATTGAAGATTTTCAACGAGGCTGCGACCCACATCAAGGCGTCCGGTGATGCCGTGGAAAAGCTATCCGCCAAACTGTCGAACAACCAAACTTCGTTCAACAGGCTGCGCGACGAGGCCGCAAAGTCGGCCGCCGCGTTGAAGGAAATGCGGGACGCCCAAGACGCGCTGAACCAGCGTCTCGCTGCTGCGAAGTCCCGGCAAGCCGAAATCCGCACCGAGACGAAGCGGCACAAAGACGAGGTGGCAGCGGCAAAGGCTGCGGTGGATTCCTATAACGCCGCACTGGCAAAGACGCCGAACTCCGGCCCGGCCGCAACTTCGGCCGGGGTTTTCCTGCGTTCGGCTCACAAGCAGGCCGTGGCCGACAAGTCGGGCTATTCCGCAGGCGTTGCGAACGAGTCCAAAGCCCTGACGGCCGAAGTGAAGTCGCTCAACACCGCCATCACAACCGTCACCCAGCGGGTGAACGCTGCGGCGAAGGCCCACCAAGGTCTTGAAACGGAGGTTGCGAAAGTCGGCAATGCCACCCTGTCGCTGCGAACCGACATTCGCGCGGAGAACACGGCCCTTGCCGCGCTGCAAAACGATTTGCGGGCCGCTGGCGCTGGTGCCGCCACCCTGAGCGGGAAGCAGATCGACCTTGCGCGGGACACGGCAAAGACCACGGCCGAACTTCAGCGCAACCAAGGCGTTGTCGCGGCGCTGGGGAAATACAGCAATGGCTCTGGCGGCTTCGCCCAACCCAAAGTCGCGGAGGCGATGCGGAAGACAGCCGAAGCCGTGGCAGAACAGCAGCGCACCGCGCAGGCCGCGAAGCAGGAATGGAAGCTGCTGGAGTCGGAAGCCGCTAGGCTCGGTAATGCGCTCAAGACCCTGAGCGGCAACGCCACGGAGCAGGTGAATGCCTTCAAGGGCATCATCGCTGCGGCCCGCGAAGCGAAGAAGAATTACGTTGAACAGCAGGCCGCCGCAGACCGCGCCGCCGCAGCAGCGGCAAGAAGCGCCGCCAACCTGGCGGCAAGCGGCAATGCCAGCACCACGGCGGCCCGGAACGGCGCGGCGGCGGAAGGTGCGCTGAACGCGGCCCGTCTGCGGTCCACCTCATCGGCCCGCGATGCGGCCGGGGCGACGAACCAATACACGGATTCCATCAACCGGGCGACGCAGGCCAAGCGCGAGGCGGCGGGCGCTGCGTCGCGCTTGTCCGCTGAAATCTCCGGGCTGGTGACGGGCTATCTCAGCTTCAACAGCGCAATAGGGCAAGTCAAGGAATCTGTGACCGCCTTCCGCAGTCTCGAAAGCGTTCAGTCCCGCCTCGGCGCGGTGTTTGCGCAAGACACGGCGCGCGTGGCGCAAGAAGTGCTGTGGCTGCGGAACGAAGCCGAACGCCTCGGCATCGCCTTCCCCACTCTGGCCGAGCAATACGGCAAGTTCGCCATCGCAACCCAACAGGCCGGTTTCGCGCAAGAAAGCGTGCGCGAAATGTTCATCTCCGTGGCAGAGGCGGGGCGGGTGAACAAGCTGTCCGTCGAACAACTCAGCGGCACCTTCACCGCACTGGAACAGATTGTCTCCAAGGGTAAGTTCTCTGCCGAAGAAGTTCGGCGCCAGTTGGGCAACCGGCTTCCCGGTGCGTTCTCGATCCTGGCGAACGCCATCGGCAAGACCACGGGCGAACTCGACAAGATGATGCGAGAAGGCGAGTTGTTCGCCACCGAAGGCAACATGCTCAAGTTCACTCGTGAAATGGCGAACCGCTTCGGGCCGCAACTCGCGGCTTCGCTCAACTCACTTACCACCGACATTGGGCGCTTCGAAAACAGCGTCTACAACGCCCGCATCGAAATGGCGAAAGGCTTCATCCCGGCGCTGCGCGAAGCCCTTCAAAACTTCAACGCCTTCGCGTCCAGTGCTGACGGCAAGGATTTGTTCCGGGGTGTGGGCGAGGCCGTTGGCGCGTTCGCCAATGCACTCGTGATTGCCGTCCAGCATATCGACCTGATTGCCCAAGCAGCGGCCGGTTTGTTCGCCGTCGGCCTTGGCAAGTTCTTCCTCGCAATCACGGCGCGCGTGCAAGGCGGTATTGCCGCCCTTGGCGGGTTCACGGCGCAGATGGTGGCAGGCGTCGCGGCTGTTGGTCACATGAGCCGGGCGCAGCGCATCTTGTTCTTCGCGGTCAACAATACCATTGGCAGGCTCGACGCTCTACGGGCTAGATTGGCCGCCACCGCCGCAGCCAGTCACGGCATGGCCCTTGGGACGCGCGCCGCCGTGGCCGGGCTGACCCTGCTGCGCGGCGCAGCGGTCATCACGGCAGGCGCAATGCGGGCGCTCTGGGCCGCGATTGGTGGCCTGCCCGGCCTCGTGATCACGGGCATCATCACGGCCGTGGGGGCGTGGATCACCAGCGTTGACGACGCCAGTGCGGCAATCGAGACGCACAACAACCTGCTGACCGAAACGCAGGAAGCCTACAACTCGGCCAAGACCGAGGCCGAGGGCCTTCGGAAAGTCGCGCAATCCATCTCCCTGCCCCGCGCACTGGAAAACCTCGACACGCAAAGCGCAGCCTGGGAGGCTGCGATGAAGCGCATGAGGGGCGCCCTCTATGTGCTGGACGACGCCATTTCTAACTTCAACGTAGGCACGTTGATTGGCAACAGCGACAAGGCCCGCTTGAAGGCTGATGCCAAGGCGGTTCGGGAAATCACAGCGGCCTTTACCGGCGGCGGTGTTTCGCTGGAAAAATTCACCGAGACGCTGAACCAAGTTTACAGCAGGACGGACAACGATTTCCTGAAAAAATTGATCACCAATCTCCTGTCTATTGCCGACGGTGGCGGCGAAGCGGGGCAATCCATGGCTGAAATCCGCACGCGCATGGAAGAAGCTGGTGGCATCGTTATCGCCCTTGGCGGCAAGATCAGCGACACGGTGAAGGAGTTGCTGGGCTTCCGCTTGGCTACGGATGAAGTCAATGAGGCCCTGGACAAGACCCAAAAGGTTACGACCTACACCGATGCGCTGAACGCGCTGAAGGAGAAAGTCCCCGGTCTGACCGAGGAAATGAACAAGCTGAAACGGGTGACGGAACTGAATGCCGCCGCCATGACCGCCTTTGTTGCTGCGGCGAAATCCGGCGACTGGAACAAAATCAAGGAGGTGTTCAGCCTGTGGGGCCAAGGCGCATCAGGCATTGGGCAAGAGCATATTGACGGCGTTATTAGCGGCGGCGCCAACGGGTCGTTCGTTGACCGCCTGATTGCTATTGAATCTGGTGGGAACCCCAACGCCAAAAACAAGAACTCCACAGCAACGGGTTTGGGACAGTTCATCGAAAGCACTTGGCTCAGCATGTTCAGGCGCTATTTCCCTGATCGTGCGAAATCCATGTCGGAAGCGGCGATTCTCGAATTGCGAAATGAATCCGAGATTTCGCGGACGATGATCGAACTATACGCCAAGGAAAACGCGAGGGTTCTCCAAGGCGCTGGCGTGGCGATTACCGACGCCAATCTCTACCTCGCCCACTTCCTCGGCCCCGGTGGGGCGGCAAAACTCATTTCGGCGGCCCCCGGCACAAAGGCCAATGACGTTCTGGATAGCGGCCAGATCAACGCCAATGCCAGCATCTTGGACGGGAAGACGCGCGAGGAAGTTATTGCGTGGTCCGCGAAAAAGATGGGGATCAATAAGACCGAGATTGCGGCGATCACGCAGTTGAACAAGCTGGATGAGGAACGTGCGAAACTGGCGAAGGACCAAGCCGAAGCCACGGCAAAGCGGCTGGCCGATGGCGCCTTCGAACTGGATCAGCAGGGCCGCATCAACGCTGGCAAGGAGCGGGAAGCCGCAATCCAAGCCGCGATCCGCGACGCGAAGGCCGAGAACCCGAAGATCGGCGCCAAGGAACTTGAACAAGTCCGGGCGCAGGCTGCCGCGCTATGGGACGCGCAGAACGCATCGAAGGGCCGCCAGGACGCCGAAGAACGGGTAAACCAGCTTTACGACCTGCGGCAAAGCCTCCTGGAGCAGCAGCAGATGATGCGGGAACAGGGGGACATGACCGGCGCGGCGCGGCTTGGCGAGACGCTTCAAGGCGTGAACCAGCAGCTTCGGGAAGCGATCACCAACGCCATTGCGATGTGGACCGCGATTGGCGGCCCGGAAGCTGACGCGGCCATCGCCAAGCTGGAAACCCAGCGCATGAGCCTGTCGGCTGGCAATGACAAGATCATAGCCTTCGGCCTGAACGCGCAGCAGTTCGAAGGTGCGGTTTCCAGCTTCGCGGACGGGCTGACCGGCGCCTTTATGAGTTTTGCGGAATCGCTGGCGAACGGTGAAAAGGGCTTCAAGGCCCTGGGCACGGCGTTCCTGAAATTCGCTTCGGACTTCCTGATCCAGATCGGGCAGATGATCATCAAGCAAGCGATCCTGAACGCGCTGGCCGGGATCAGCGGCCCCATCGGAACGGCGGCCAGTGCGCTCGGCGGCAAGGCCACGAGTGCGGCACCGGCATGGTCTGGCAAGGCGTTCGTCTATCACGAGGGCGGCATTGCAGGGTTCAAGCCCGGTGAAATCCCCGCCAAGCTGAAGCGCGGCGAGGAAATTCTGACGGAGGACAACCCGCGCCACATCGCCAATGTCGGCGCGGCTCAGCCCAACATGAGCATCCTGAACGTGTTCGACACGGACAGCGCGGCGCAAGCCATTCTGTCGGCGCCGTCGGCCGACAAGCTGTTCGTCAACAAGATCAGGATGCTGGCGCCGCAAATCAAAAAGGCACTGGTATGACAATCGGCACGGCCAAAGCCCGAAACGCCAACATCGTTCCGCTTGCGTTCAACTGGCGGAACGGCGTCGAACTGCAACTGGACTACAAGACCGAAATCCGGCAGTTCCGCGACGGCAGCGAAGAACGGGACTGCCTCCGGCCCGTGCCACGGGCATCCCTTCGCGGGCAGGCTCGGGCCACCAGGGCGCTGGCACGGCAGTTTCGGGCCGACATGATCCGGGGCCGCAACGACGAATGGTCCATGGCTTTTCCCGGCCCATACCGCGCCCTGGCCGCCGCTGCCATGGCTGGGTCGCTGACAATCGAACTGGACGCCGTTCCGCATTGGGTCGTGCCCGGCGCCTCGCTGATCCTGAGCGATGCGACCGCGACCGAGGCCCGCACCGTGTCATCCGTGGCTGGCGCAATTGTGACGCTGGACGCCGCCTTGGTGTTTGGCTTCGCGGCCGGGGCGAAGGTGCATCGCGCCTATCCCGTGAGGTTCACCCAAGACCCGGCGATGGAGAACCGCACCGACGAAACTTTCACCCTATCGGTCAACGCGGCAATCGTTCCGGGCCGGTTTTCCATGCCAGACACGGGCCACGTCTTTCCGCAATACTCGGGGCGCGACCTGTTCCTGAAGCGCCCCAATTGGGGTGAAGCGATCAGCCACACCGCAACGGCTCTGGCGGAAGTCATCGACTTCGATATTGGCGTGACGCAGACCGTCGATAGGTTCGGTTTCGTGGCTGATACCGTTTCAGCTACGTTTTACGGCTTGGGTTACGACGAGGTTGACGAACTTTTCCAGTTTGTTGCGCGTCGCCTGGGTCGGCGCAATTCATTCTGGGCGCCATCGCCAGAGAACGATTTCGAACTGATCGAGGCTGTGCCGGGAACATCGGTGCTTGGCGTTGCTGGGGATTGGTTCGAAGCCACTTTCGCCGGGTCCATTACCCACAACCGCATCATCGCGTTCTTCGATGACGGCAGCTATGCGATCCACAGCCTTACCGGCGAGTTTCCTGCCGCGCCGGAGGGTCAATCCAGGTTCGGCGTTACGCCAAGCCTCGGGGCCAAGTTCAATGCCAACACCAAGGTTCGCTGGCTGAATCGGCGGCGCTTGGCATCGGACAGCATCACCTTTTCCTTCATCACAGACAGCAACGCCTCGGTGGTTCTACCCATGAGCGTTCTGCCGACTTCGGGGGCTTGAGCCGTGTCGTATAACGATTACGAAGCATCGCGGGTCGGGGCAAACCCGGTCGAATTGTTCCTGTTTCGATACGGTGAAGCCGCCGAAGCGTTCCGCGCCTATACCAATGCGCTTGCGCCGATCACGTTCAACGACGTGGAATACCAGCCCATCCCGATTGATCGGGACAGCCAGAAGATCAGTGGCGCACTCGATTCAAGCAGCGCCGAAATCGAAGTCCGCTTGCCGAAATCCACGGATATAGGGCGGCTGTTCGCATACTTTCCGCCAAGTTTCATGGTTCGGCTGACCGTCTTCAAAGGCAATGTCGCTGATCCTGCCACCCCATCATCGTGGCAAACCGGGGAGAATTTCCCCGTGGCCTTCATCGGCAAGGTCAACGAAGGTTCGCTGGACGGCGAGATGCGCAAACTGTCGTGCAGCCCGCTCGGCAACTCGCTGAAGCGGCCCGGACTTCGGCGGAACTACCAGCTTTCGTGCCCCCATGTCCTCTATGGCCCGCGATGCCTGGCTGACAAAGGCGCCGCAATGACCACGGGCGCGGTGGCAGGCATTGCGGGCACAACGCTGAGCCTCGATCCGGGCTGGATGAAGCCCGGCGTGACGCCTTCGGACTATATCGGCGGCGTCGTGGAATGGAATGGGGACAGCGGCACGGAATACCGCGCGATACTCGCCGCATCGGAAAACACCGTCACCCTTATGGGGCCGACCCGTTATTTGACCGCTGGCAATACCGTGTCGATTTATTTGGGTTGCCCGCACAGCTTTTCGGCGTGTTCCGAATTGCATGACAACGTGCAGAACTATGGCGGCCAACCCTTCATTCCGATTGAAAACCCCATCGGCAAAAACATATACGACTGAGGCCATGAAATGCCCCTTCCATTTCTCACCAACCTGATCATCGGCTTTGCCTGGTCCTTCGTGGGGTTCCTGCTTCAACCCGGCGTGAAGCAGGAAAAGCCACCCGCGACGGAAGACCTCGAAGACCCTACTGCGGAAGCCGGTCGGCCTATTCCAGTGGTGGTCGGCAGCGTGAGAATTTCCGGGCTGAACAACCTCGGCCATTGGGACAAGCTGTCGGTTCACCGCAAAGCGGACACCGGGTCGAAGAAATGACGGAGGTTCGGGTTCATCCGCGCCACAGCCGAACGGCGGAATACGATTTCTGCTTTCGCGGGCTGCGAAGAAAGGCAAGAGAACTTGGGATAGACTTCAAACGATTCGTGCAGGAAGGTATCCCGGCGTCCGAATTGGAGCATATCGAAGATGCCGGTCTTAAAATGATGATCGAGACGGCTAAAAAAGAGGCGGCACAAGCAAATGGGCGGTAAGAACAGCGTCAAGGTCTACGACTACCAGCTTAGCGTCCACTATGCGATCTGCCACGGGCCGATTGATTCGATCAACCAGGTCCGCATCAAGGACAAGCGGGTTTGGTGCGGCGCCGTCACGGAACGCCGCGATGTGTGCATTGATCTGCCGGAAGTATTTGGCGGTGACGGGAAAGAAGGCGGGGTTCGCGGCATTGTCGAATGCTATCCCGGCACCTTCGATCAGGTGGCATCCGAACCCCTCGCCAAGCGCATGGGGCTGACCCCGGCAACGGCGCCGGGCTATCGCGGGATTGCGTCTCTGTTTTTTCGCGGCATGTTCGAAGCCGGTTTCAAATGGGTGACGAATAACCCCTATGTGCCGTCGCTCGACGTTTCGGTTACGAAGCTGTTCCGCGAACTGAATGACGATTACGCCGCGATCTGGCCTCTCGGTGAGCCGGAACCCGACATGACGAACGGGTGGAATATCCCACTGGTTCCCGACGGAAACACCTACGAAATGCCCGTGATCCTGTCGAACGGGATCACCATTCCTGGGATCGGGCCTGCCGAACCAATCGGATCGTTCAGCCGCATTTCCACCTATGAAAATGTGTATTGCGGCGTGGAGTTCGAGAACCCCGGCTTCATCCAAGGCGAGTATTACCGCACCAAGGTTCCGGCTGACGGGGATACCGCTGAGCCGCTTTCCGTCACGAACGACAAAAGGCCGTCGATTGAGGAAATCGACGCTGGCCTTGCGCACCTCGACGTGTTCCTGGTTTCGGAGTTCCAGAGCAACAGCGGAAGGGTCGATGGCCTCGGCGTAACGCAATACTATGTCTGGTTTTACGGCGGCGAAACCAACCCTGAAACCGGCGCGTTTGAACCCGGCGAACTGATCAGCACTTATCCGAAATTTCATGCCGCAGTTGGTCGCAACAGCGGTGGCAAAAATACTATTGATCGTAATTGGCCCATTCCGCCCGGAACGAGGTTCATCCGACAATACTATGGATACAACCCGTGGCCCGGCAGTTCATACGTCTCCACGCCAGAGAAAACCGTAAAGGTCAACTGGTCCGGGCTGGAATACACGCATTGCGCAATTGCGGAAGGCGGAATGCTGCCAGACGCCAACCCGGCGAACTTCCTCTGGGAATTGTTCATCAACAAGGATTGGGGCCTTGGTGAAGATGTGTCTCAGATGAATGAGGCCAGTTTCCAAGCCGCTTCGCAAACCCTATTCAACGAACGCTTCGGCATCAGCTTCAAATGGATGGAACAAGCCGATGGCGAGACAATCGCCAAGGAAGTGATTGACCACATCAAGGCGCTGATGTTCCAAGACCCGGTTGACGCGCGTTGGAACATCAAGCTGCTGCGCGACGATTACGACATTGGCGATCTTACGATCATCGGGCCGTCGGAATGCGAAATCACCGATGGCCGCAGGCGCCTTTGGAGCGAAGTCACGAACGAAATCGTTGTGACCTATACCGACCCGGCCACCGAGGAAAGCGCCACGGTCACGGCCCACAATAACGCTGCGTTGGCGATCCAGAGCGGGATTTCCAGCGATAGCCGGAATTACTACATGGTGCGAAACGCCAATCTGGCCCAAGCCCTCGCTGACCGCGACGTGGCCGAGGTTGGTTATCCGCTGTGGAGCGGAACGCTGCGCCTGAGCCGCAAGTTCTGGGCGGTTCGGCCCGGCGCGGTGTTCCGCCTCAATTACCCCGACGAGGAAATTGAGGACATGGTGATCCGCGTGATGACGGTGCAGCCCGGAACGCCGCAGGACCGCAATCTCGTTGTGACCGTGGTGGAGGACATTTTCAGCGTCAGCCACACCGTGTATCGCACGCCGCAGGACCGGCTTTTGCCGGAGGCTCCGCAACGCCCCGTGCCGATGATCCACCAGACCGCCATCGCCCTGCCCTACCCCATGGCGATCCTCGGTGGCGCGACCCCGGAACAGATCGAGCAGAACGCACCGGGGCAGATCGTTGTTCCCATGGCGTCGCACCCCGACATGAACCCCAACGATATTGAGGTGTGGATTCACACCGACACCGAACTTGTTTCGGGCTTCCCCTACTGGCGGAACTCGGGCCGGGTCGGTGAGAGCGAGGCGCGAGAACTGCCGTTCGCCATGGCCGAAGAAGTTGAATCGGTATTGCCCCGCGAACTGATTGACGAAATGGGCCACGGCTTCATCTTTCCCGGTGACTTCCTCATGCTGGGCCAGGGCGATCTGGGGTCCGAAATCATCCGGCTCGATTCCTTCAACATCTCGGCCCAGGAATGGGACGTGACACGCGGCATGTTCGACACCATCCCACGGCAATGGGACGCCGGGACTCTGCTGTGGCGCCTGCCGTCTAGCGCGAGTGACGCGATTGACACGCTGTTCATCCCCGGACTGGATGGCCTCGATCTGCGCTTCCTGCCGCGCGTAGCGGGCCAACGCCTGCGTCTCAGTGAAGCCGACACCGTGTTTTACGGCGAGGTTCTGCCCAGGCTGCACGCCCCGATCCGGCCCGCGAACTGCCAGGTGATGAACGGCGGAACGGGCTTCGGGTTTGCGCAAGCCCTGTTTGAAACCGAGCCGTATCCCACCAACATCACCGTGTCGTGGTCGAACCGGAACAGGCTTGACGAAGACGCGCTTCAGCCGCGTTGGGACGCGCCGTCCACCGGCATCGAAGCGGGCCAGACCACCACGATCCGCATCTACGACCTCGGGGGCAGCCTGCTGACGGAATACCCCGGCCTCACCGGGACGAGCCACACCTTCCCCGCCGCCGACTTCGGCCCGGCCGGGAAAGGCTGGGTCGAGTTCGTGGCGGTGCATGACGGTTACGAGTCGATCCAGAACGCCCGGCGCTATGTCCGCATCGGCATTGCTGCGGGCTGGGGCCTGGATTGGGGCAATAATTGGGGCTGATCCAAGCCCGAACTGAAACTTGGAGCGTGAAACACCATGGCAAGACAATTCCCCGGCCTGGGCCTGACCGGCGCGTGGCTTGAATCTGAAGATGGTTGGGGCGACGCGATGAACGCCAACCTTCGAACCGTGTCCATCCTGTCGGCCCTCAGCGTCAACGGCGTGGGGGATGAAGCCGATCTG